ATGACCGTGAAGAAGTATACTGCAATTACTTTAGACACCACTGTTTTTGATGGGAACGGATTGAGGCTGGACAAAGGCTTGCTTGCTAGCATGGTTCAATTCAAAACTGCCCCGACTACTTTTGTTTTGACTGATGTAGTTGTCAACGAAATTACCAGTCATATTGAAGAAAGAATAAAAAAGAGCAAACTTTCCCTTGAAAGATCATTGGATAATATTAGAGAGCACAATATTGTTGAAATTGCTGATGTAGAATCTCTAAAGAATAAGCTGGGGTCGGCAAAAGATTGTATGGAATTAGCTAACGAAAAAGTTTCGCAATTTATTGCGTCCACTGGTGCGATAATTCTTGATACAAACGAATATGTAACAGTAAAAGACCTTACGACTAGTTATTTTTCTCAAGAGCCACCATTTGCAGCTGTAGGTGAGAAGCAAAAAGAATTCCCTGATGCAATTTCGTTAATAGCATTGAACAATTGGGCCGGAAAAACTGGTCAGGTGGTTTACGCGATATCTGGCGATAAGGATTGGGCTTCTTACTGTAAATCGAAAGAACTTATTGATTGTTATGAAGATCTCTCTGAGGCCTTAAATCACTTCAACCGTGCGCACAAACCCTATGCGGTCGTTAGTAACTTAGAATCTCGTATCGCTTCTGGCAACTGTCTATCGTTCATGACCCAGTTGTCCAGTCATTTAGACTACGTCTTTGATGGTGTGGATGTTACACAAGAAGCAGACTCTTCATTTTATTGGGAGCCTGACGGATGCGAGGTGCAATTTATAACTCTGAACTCTATTGATGATAACTTGAGGGTTATCAGAGATACTGAAGATACTATTGTTATTGAAGCCACCTTGAATATCTCATTGGAGATAAATGGTATGTTCTCATTATCCCATTTTGATTCAATAGATCGTGATTATGTCAGTATGGGCTCTGTGGAAAGAAGTGTCAGTGAAGATTTTGATATTAATATGCTGATTACATTAAGCGGTGATTTTGATGAGGCCAAAGATGATATTGATGCCTTGGAAATTGATAGTGTTGAAATGATTGATGGTCTTGGGTCAGTATATTTTGGTGAGTTGGAAATGGATTACGAACCTGACTACGAGTAATTCAATCAAATCGGTAAGCCGGTAAGGCAGCATTACTTACCGGTTTGAGAATGAAAGTGGATTTAACTTTACTGCATCTTCTAGGTGGTCAGGGGCAAAGTGTGCATATCGCATCGTCATCTTTATGTCGGTATGACCGAGTACGCGCTGTAAAACCAGAATATTACCACCATTCATCATAAAGTGACTGGCGAAGGTGTGGCGCAAAACGTGGGTAAGTTGTCCTGCCGGTAGTTCGATGCCTGTTCTTTCCAGAGCTGACCGGAACGCTCCATAACAATCACTAAACAACCTGCCTTTTTTATCATCAGGCAGAGACTCATAGAGCTCTTTGCTGATTGGGACGGTGCGGTTTTTTCTGCCTTTCGTGTTGGTGTATGTGATTTTGTATTTTGCGAGCTGGCTTTTTCTCAGACTCTCGGCCTCAGACCACCGTGCACCAGTGGCGAGACAGATTCTTACCACGGTTTCTAAGTCAGGGTGGTCATGCCGTATACACTCTCCGAGCAGTTGCGAAATTTGGTCGTGAGTTAGCCAGGCCATTTCCATTTCTTCTGTGCGGAATGGGCGCATATTTTTCAGCGGGTTTTCACCCTTCCATTCTCCTAGGCGGTTTAGCTCATTGAACACTGCCCGAAAGTAGGCCAGCTCAAGATTAAGCGTGCGAGGCGATACCTCTTTCACTCTGTTTGAACGGGCATACTCACCTTTTAAGCGTTTTTCTCGGTAGCGGGAAAATATCTGCGCATCAAAATCGCGTGCGAGTGGTTCGCCCATACACTCAAAAGCATGATGCATGGCTAACTGGCGTTTCAAGCCGTCTTTCAGTGTAATACCATGAGCGCTATACCACGAATCAACCAGCTCTTTTAGCGTGCGCCTGTCTTCCTTTTCTTCTTGCCACGGGTTTTGAACGGTGTATTGCTCAAATGCCAGAGCCTCGCCCTTAGTAGCGAATTTCTTTCTGATACGTTTGCCTTTTGCACCGTTTGGGTAGAGCTCACAAATCCAGCCGCCAGCCGAATTTTTACGGACGGTCATTAGTTAACCTCGCTGTATACACCTACGACGCGACCCACTGCTTTTATGTCATCGATGCCGCATTCAAAGGGAACTTTTCCACCGGTAACGTGCAATTTTCTGCCCGGAAGCTTTGATAACTCTCGAATGCTGATTCCCCCTTCTATGTCTACCAACCACAGGCCATCAGAAAGTGATGCTTGCTTATCAATAAAATGGAGTTTTCCTTCCGCCCTTACAGCCATCGCATCAGCAATCGGCTTTGTGAAAAAATGAACGTCGATTATAAGAGAACCATCACTTTTGAGTTTTTCTTCACTTAATGTGAATGATTCGATGCTCTTTGAGTCTTCGGCCACTATAGACGATGTGAACGGTTGCCCTTCTCCCGTAAGTAACCAGCGCAGATTGGCCCCTGTTTCAAGAGCGCAATGTGTCGCAAAGTCATACGAAATAGCGCCTCGGGTATATCTGTTAGAGAGGGAGCTCGATGCAATGTCGAAATGGTTAGCTAGCTGAATTTTCTGTGAAAATCCGTAAGCCTCGCAGATGCGATCCAGTACATCAACGTTGCTCCATCCTAAAGAATCTATTCTCATTTCGATAAAACCTATTTACTAACTCCCAATTGGGAAGTATATTTTGGCTAAACCTACGCAATTAATGGCCCTATGTTGGCAAACGATGGCCCTTTAATTGCAATCTTTGGCAAATAGGGAATCATGCAACATGGCTTCTGAAATCGCAATCATCAAAGTGCCTGCTCCCATCGTTACTCTGCAACAGTTTGCAGAACTAGAGGGAGTTTCATACCGCACCGCGCGTCGCTGGACTACCGGAGATAACCCACGTTTACCAATCGAACCTCGCGTTATCCGTAAGGGCTGTAAACGTGCTGGCGGTCAAGTTCGTATCTACTACGCCCGCTGGAAAGAGGAGCAAATGCGTAAGGCGTTGGGTCATTCTCGTTTTCAACTCGTCATCGGCGCTTAATTCACTTTATGTGAATTGTAAGGATGCAACATGTTTGATTTTCAGATTTCCAAACATCCCCACTATGACGAAGCGTGCCGCGCTTTCGCGCAGCGTCACAACATGGCGAAGCTGGCCGAGCGTGCGGGTATGAACGTTCAAACGTTACGTAACAAGCTCAACCCCGAACAGCCTCACCAGTTTACGCCGCCTGAATTGTGGCGACTGACTGACCTGACCGAAGACTCAACCCTCATTGATGGTTTTCTGGCGCAGATTCATTGCCTGCCATGCGTACCGGTTAATGAGTTGGCTAAAGACAAATTGCAGTCTTATGTCATGCGCGCCATGCGTGAACTCGGCGAACTGGCGAGCGGCGCGGTATCTGATGAACGTCTGACATCTGCCCGTAAGCACAACATGATTGAAAGCGTTAATGCTGGCATTCGCATGCTGTCACTATCGGCGCTGGCGCTGCATGCGCGTCTACAGACTAATCCCGCTATGACGAGTGTGGTCGATACCATGAGCGGTATTGGCGCGTCATTCGGTCTGATTTGAGGTGCGTATGCTGAAAAGTGAACCGTCATTCGCGTCTCTGCTCGTCAAGCAAAGCCCCGGCATGCACTGCGGCCACGGCTGGATTATTGGCAAGGACGGCAAGCGCTGGCACCCGAGCCGCTCACAGGCTGATTTACTGGCTGGCCTCTCTACTCAAAAGCAGGGGAAATCATGGCTATCGAAGCTGTTTCCGCGACTGTTCCGCTAAAAGCGGGTGAACGTCTGACCGGTCTCAATCATGTGGCTGAATTGCGCGCGAGATATTGGGGCGATAGCTGGGAAGAGGTTGAACGTTTTGTCGATGATATGCGCGATAAACGTGACCCACAATTTGAAGAAAATAATCGGGCGCTGGCCGCTATTTTCTTTCTGGCAAAAATCCCTGCGGCTCGTCATGAGCTCGAATTAAGTGAGCTGACTACTGACGAGAAAAAGGCGCTTATTACAGCGATGAATCATTTTCGTGCAGTGGTGAGTTTATTTCCCAAACGGCTAACCATGCCGAATTAATCCAAACAGAAATTTAATGGCGTAAACCCGCCGGGCTTCTTATTGCCCGAAATCAGGAGAATAAATTATGCGTAATATCGTAACCCGTAGTTTTAATACAGATAGCGATGCGCTGGCCGTATTGCTGACCGATGCCAAAAAAGAAGAACGTAAAGACCGCGCGCTCGCTGTTTCCATCCGCCTTGAGGCACTGGCGATACATATCACCAAAGAGGGGATGAGCGGTATCGAAGCCGCCGAACTGCTGCGCCGTGAAGCCACTCGCTTTGAGAATGAATCACAGGAGCTGCACTAATGGCCGACGCAATGGATTTAGCACAACTGCGCGAGCAGGAAGACCGCGAACGCCACATCAGCAACGCGCGTAGCCGTATCGCTGCACCTTCCCGTTTTCTCTGCGAAGAATGTGACGCACCAATCCCGGAAGCTCGCCGCATTGCGATTCCGGGTGTGGCCTCTTGCGTAACCTGCCAGCAAATTGTCGAACTTAAATTAAAACACTATCGGGGGGCGATATGACTACCCGGCCACTAAGCCAGCTTAAGAAAGCGGCGTGTATTTGGGATAAAGCCCATCAAAGCATTTCGGCGTTTTGGCTGCGTCAGCATGCCACATCCAAACAGGATGAATGTCACCCGAAAGAATCGAAGCTACAAATTTTGAAAAAACTTCGGGAACAGCAAAAAGCTCAGTCGACATCGGTAAATGCTGGGGATTTCCAGAGCGATAAAACTCAACAGTCTGCCGAACACAGCGAGCCGACACATGAATATCTGTCGATAGTTCTTCCCAGGTCTGCCAGTCATCCTGTGGAGATACTGGGGTATCCAAATAACGTCGATTTAAAATTTGTAAGGCGTGCCGAACATGTGTTGACCATTCTTCGCGTGGTTTCCAGCTATGTGGACAATTCCACTCAATTTTCCGACCTAGCTCACGCCGACCAGCTATTGAAAGAGGTAGCCGGTCTGCTATGTGGCATTGAGTGTCAGCAAGAAAAGCATCGCAAATGCCGAGCATGTCGGATGCGGAAATGATCTTCATTGGTTCTTTCGTAGCTTCGAAAGCCGTCACCTCTGTAATCAAATCAACATAGCGGCTTTGGGTGGGATCTTCTTCAGTGAATAAAGTCATAGACACTCCTGTCTCAGCAAAGGCTACGGGTGAGATTGATTATGCCTTTGTATGGAATTTTCCAAAACAGGCAATAGCAAGCCCATACCTGACTTATGACCAACAACAACGCCGCGATCGTATGTTCGCGGCTTTGCTGCATGCGAGAAAAGTGCTTTCTCTCCAGCCCGAGTGCGTGCGCTTTGACGTTTATCGCACCGCTGCGGTGCTGGAGCAAAATCAGGGCAGTCAACGAGCCAATGCCTTTTTAATCAGCTTCTGCAAAAAGGCATTGCCACGTCTTGAGCTGGTCGCAAAAAAATACGAGTGTGCAGGTATCAAAAGCAACGTATCAGCTGCTGTTTTTGGCGGTCATTTTGATACCGAGCTTATGCAGTATCTGGCGTCACGCATGGTCAATATGGTTGCCAGATATAACCGTCTCCCTGATATGTCGCGCGCCGATATCGACCTTTTGGCCGCTGATATAGCAAATTTTATTCGTGCTGAACTGGCCGACATTGATGACACCGGATTTAGCGAGCTCAAAACGCTGTACACCTGGTACATGCGAGCCGGTTTCATTTCCCTGCAATTCAACGTTACCCCGCCGCATTGGGAGCGGGTGACAAAGAAATATGTCAGTGAGGATGAAATCGCCCCTGCTATAACACGCATGTTTAATGAGGTTTGGTGGCGTGGTCGCTTGCGACGCACTGCGGCAGCATGGCGCGAACACCTGCAAATTGCAGTCGGCAACGTCAGCAAGAAACGACACGCCTACGCGAGTAAAAACTGCGTGACTGACTGGCGCGAGCAGAAGCGCCGCACGCGCGAATTTCTCAAGGGGCTGGATCTCGAAGACGAAGACGGCAACCGCATCAGCCTGATTGACAAATATGATGGCTCGGTCGCCAACCCAGCGATACGTCGCTGCGAGCTGATGACCCGCATCCGTGGGTTTGAAAATATCTGCAATGAGCTCGGATACGTCGGGGAGTTTTACACCCTGACTGCACCGTCTAAATATCACGCCACGACTAAAGCGGGATACCGTAACAGCAAATGGAACGGTGCCAACCCGTCGGACACGCAGAGCTATCTCACCGGCCTTTGGGCGCGCATTCGCGCCAAGCTGCACCGGGAAGAAATCCGCATTTTTGGCATACGTGTTGCCGAGCCTCATCACGACGGGACGCCGCACTGGCACATGCTTATGTTCATGTTGCCGGAAGACGTCGAGCGCGTGCGCCTCATCATTCGTGATTATGCGTGGGAGGAAGACCGCAACGAACTGAGAAGCGATAAAGCCAAAAAAGCGCGCTTCCATGCCGAGGCCATTGACCCGGAAAAAGGCAGCGCTACCGGCTATGTTGCTAAATACATTTCAAAAAATATCGACGGCTATGCTCTTGATGGTGAAACCGATGACGAAAGCGGTGAGCTGCTGAAAGAGACAGCCCCCGCTGTATCAGCATGGGCGGCGCGCTGGCACATCCGTCAGTTTCAGTTTATCGGCGGTGCGCCGGTGACGGTCTACCGTGAATTGCGTCGTCTCGCCGATACCGAGACCGCGCATGGTCTGAGCGTTGAATTTGCCGCCGTTCATGATGCCGCTGACGCCGGTGACTGGGCTGGTTACGTTAATGCGCAGGGTGGCCCGTTTGTCCGTCGCGATGATTTGCAGGTGCGCACGCTGTATGAACCGCGCGCCGAGTTTAATCAGTATGGCGAGAAAACCGTCTGCATCCGTGGCGTTTACGATTCCGCTGTCGGTGCTGGTACCCCGATTTTAACCCGGCTAACGCAGTGGAAAATTGTGCCGAAGCGTGCCGTTGATTTGGCCGTTGACGTTAAGGGCGCTCCTGCGCCCTCTCGGAGTTCTGTCAATAACTGTACGGGGAGCGAAAGCGACCTCCCAGAACTGGATTTATCAAAACCACTAACCAGAAGCGAAAGAAGAAAGCTCACGACTAGAATCAGGCTGAAAAAAGAAACAGGTAGGCGACATTTTGTACACGGAACTGATGACCAGAATGCCGCGATCGCCAAGACTATCGACAAAGTGCAAATGAATACCGGTATAAGCATAAGCCGGGGTGAAGCTCTGCATTTGATGGCCGGTGGAAAGAGTCGGTTTAACGATAAATGGTTTAGTGGCTCATCCACTGGAGAAGTATTTAGGGCTGTGTCATCTTACGAACATAATGCCAGAAAAATACTCTGTTGAGTGGCTCGGCTGGCTTCAGCCACTAAGTTAAGCACTTAACTAAATCGCATCATTTCATGTACATACGCCAGCGCAACTGACAAACTTTTTGCTTCCCATTTTTTAGAACAATATGATACTGTTTATTTATACAGTATCTCGAATGGGAGGGCGCGTGGATAGAGAGCTGAGCAAGCATGTCATGCTTGAAAGGGTGGAGCTGATAGCACGTCTGACAACAGAGGGTGTTTGTCAGGAAAGAGATCGTGAAATTGCATTGAATTTAATAGCTGAACTGGCGCATGAGAACTTGCTGAAAAAGGATTCTTATTCAGTAGTTGTTTCAGCCAGGCCGTGTAAACAACGGTTAAAAAGAGAAAATGAAGTGAGAATACATATCACGCTGGGTAAAACACAAAACATGGGTCAGCGGCTTGTTGAAGCCTTTGAGTTTGAGCTTAATCGCAGAGTTAAAAACTTCATTCCTTTCTCTCAAGTCACGGTCAAGAAAGGCTCTATGACTGAAGTCGAGATTAAGGGCTTCCCGAGCGATTCAGACCGGGAACGCTTGGACGGAATTATCAAGGAAGTGTGGGAAGATGAGAGCTGGCACTAAATAAAAAATCTCGTCGATTTGAAAACTGACTTTTCGAGTCGGCGGGATTGAATTATCCTCAATATTACTGATACATGCTCACATTGGTTGTATTTTAGATTCTTTTTTTGATGTAGAACACGCAATGGACTTAAAGTAGGCTCAGACCCTATCCTCTAGAAGTTGCAAAGTTTATGCTTATTCATGCTATACACAGAATGATTGATCTTACAGCATTAGCGGAGATTCTTATGATTGGTGAAAATTTAATACTTACAGTTGATGAATTAAATAAAATTGATTTTAAATTATTTTCTCAGGTTCCTTTAACTTTCCACGAACATGAAATATCAGCATATCTAAGAAAAACCCAAGATGAAGCTACAAATGAAAACGAAAAAAAAGTTGCGGAATTTTTAAGCATCCTTTTTATGCTTAACTTGCAAGTGGTAGGTGGGAATTCTGTATTTGAACCCATGGCAATATTTGGGAATAAGAGATCGTTGTTGCCAGAGGATTTTGATTGTAAATTAAATGACTACATTGTTGAATTATCCACTAGGATAACAAATCCATTTTTGCTTTCTAGAATCTGTGATGTTATATGGGTAAATAATAAAGCAAAAAAAGATATGGCAATAAAGGCGATAGAGTCTTATTCTGAAATGATAGACGAGGCAACATCACATTTAAAGACAATTAAAAAAGGAAAAGATGACTCAAGCCTAAGTTTATTCATTTTCATCAAAGAGTACATTGCAAGAGCATTATTTATATCATCCTGCGTTTACCCGCGAAAATCAGGTGGTAATGAGCATATCAAAACTGCCATTACTTCTCTTTATGAAACTCAAAATGACCTGCTTGTAGTTGAAGGTTTCAATAATTTAACCTGGGTAATGATGCAGCACTCTGGCGATAAAGATAAGTTGAAATTTGCAGTGAATGCAGAGTCCATGGCTAAAGCCCATACTGGCAAAACTTACTTTGAAGCAGTTAAAGCTCTTTATGAAACAGCTGCGCGCATATATGAGAAAAATAGTAAAAATGATGAGGCGAAGCAATGTAGGATAAGTGCCGCTAAAATCACTATTGATGTAGTAAATAGTCATAGTGAGCCTATGCTAAAAGCAAGTTGGCTTAGAACGGCGATATCAGAACTAAGGAAGCTTGGCGAAAAAGAACTTATTGAAGATTTAAAAAAACAATTAATCGACGCGCGGGAGGAGAGTCTAAACAGTTATGCCACCTTGAGCTCGCCCATAGACATAACCGATGAAGTTAACAATGCACTCGATAATTTAGCCAATCGTAAGTTGTCTTTTATATTCAAGTATATAATGAGGGAAACTCCGATTGAAAACATTTCTAACATCAGAGAAGAAGTGTTAAGGATTTCAGAGGTTAGTGTATTCTCAAGGTTTTTTGCTTCGGAGATCATGGATGAGGCGGGGCGCAGAATTCATAGAGATAAACCGCTAAGTGATGTTAATGAAATGACTGATGATGAAGCAATTGATCATTACATGAGAAACATCACTATTACTCATGATCTTTTCATAAAGGCAGCCTTTGAACCTGCTAGATTTGTTATAATTCAAGAGCACAATCTTACATTAAACACCTTTATTAAATTTGCTGCGTATAGCCCATTCATAAAAGACGAACATGCGAATATTTTTTCACTTGGTTTCTACCGGCTCTTCCAGGGTGATTATATGGGGGCTAGCTATCTTCTTATACCTCAAATGGAGGGAATTTTAAGACATGCCTATGAACTTAGTGGCAAAGATTCTACTCGTTATCTTGATAAGGGCATAGAGGAATCAACAAGTATTTCTATTCTATTGGATAAGTGCAGGGAAGATATTGATCTTATTTTCACGAAAGACATTGCTTTGACTATTGATATGCTATTTAACAGAAAAAATGGACCGGTCTTAAGACATAAACTAGCTCATGGTAATTTGTATGATGGTATGTGCTTTTCTGAATCGACTATCTATGCGTGTTTCTTAACATTTTATATATGTGCTTTGCCATTGCATGCGCATTTTGAACGCATATTCGATTCTATATAAACCAAAATAGCTGGATACATTGATTTCAGCCACGCGTGCATTACTGCATTAGTTTGCATCGTTTTTTGATGCAAACTAATGCAAGCCAGCATCAGTGCTGGCGCGGCTCGGGGCTCCTGATGCACCTGCATTAAAAGCGACCCGTTAAGCGCGCAGGCGAGGCGGGGATAGCACTGCGCGCCAGCCGTGGTGGCAGGATTTATTTTGCGCGTCTGCGCGCGTCATGGCGGGGCGTTGCGCTGTGAGGTTGGGCGATGCGGTGTACGAGGAATGGGGCGGCGTGTGCGGGCGTCTGGCTCGCTCTGAGGATATGCCGCCCGGAGGCGGCATTTTGGGCGGGGTTACTCGGTATCGATGTTGTAATCCTTAAAGCGGATCACCTCCATTCCTAACCAGTCGTTTATTTCTTTGAAACGCTCCTGCAGCGGCGTCAGCTCATTACGCACAAACACCCGCGCCACCTTCTCGATGTCCCCCATTGAGCCAATATTCTCAGGCTTGCCCCCCATCAGCTGGAACGGTACACGGTGCGCATCGAGCAGGTCGGCTGCGCTCACCTTTTTGATATTAAAAAAATCATCCTTCGTGGCGACTTCACTCAGCGGCACGATCTTAATGCCATCCGGTTTCCCGTTGGGCGCATAGAAAAACAGGTTTTTAAAATTCCCGAGCCCTTTCGAATCACGCATCGCGGAGCGCAGCGACTCGACGTCAGTGCTGCTCTGCGCCGCGTCGGTCACATACATGATGTAACCCGCGTGCGCGCCGTTCTGGTAATACTTGCGACGAAACAGCGTGGCGGATTCATTCAGCCAGGCGGAATTTAGCGCGCTCAGGTATTCCGGCATCCCGTAAAGTTCCTGATTGATATCGGGCTCAAGCAAATGGCACACCGAGCCGGGTGCAAACTGGTGCGGGTGGGTAAAGCTCGACACGTACCAGTAAACATCATCCTCGACACCCCGGCGGGTGTACTTGGCCGGGGAGGTTTCCAGCTTCATGAGCTGGCCGGTTACGCTCAGGCGCTTCTCAAGGTAGCCGTTTGCAAAGACCAGATAATCGAGCACAAGGCGGCTAAAATCCTGACGCGACAGCAATGGGTGCGGGATATAGGTGCTTGTCAGGATATTGCGCTTCACGTAAATCGGGGAACTGTGATGCACGGCGGCGCGCAGGCTTTTCGCCAGCCCCGAGAAGTTGACCGGCGGCTCGTACCATTTCCCGTTGTTGATGCACTCGACATAGTCGAGGATATCGCGGCGATCCAGAACGGGGGAGGGCTCACCAAAGGTGAACGCCTCCATTTTCTGCGGTGCGCTGGCGGTCATGCTGGCTGACTGTTGTGGCTGTTTCTTTTGGCGTTTTTTCATCTTAGTTAATATCCAGAATTGAGGCTGATTGCATCCCGCTACCAGCGGAAAGCGGTTCGTTTAACAGGGCGTGCATGGTCGCCCACGCGATATCCGCGTGGCTGGCCTCTTCACTGCGGCTGGCTTCATAGGTGGAGCTGCGGCCACTGCTGGTCATGGTTTTACGGATAGCCATAAACGACTGAGTGATGTCGGTTGCCCCAGCGTCGTATTCCAGACACCCGCGGCGGATGGTGTCTTTTGCTTTCAGCACCATGGCGGTCTTCATTTCCGGCGTGTAGCGGATGGCGCGCGCCGCCGGGAAGAATGAGCGCACGAGCTGGTAAACACCCTGGCCGATGCCGGTCGCATCGATACCGATATAGTCGACGGTGTATTTTTGGGTGAGCGAGCGGATAGCCTCGGCCTGCGCGGCAAAGTCCATGCCTTTCCACTGATGGCGCTCAAGGATGCGGAACTTGCCACCGGCTACCAGTGGCGGAGCCAGTACCGCACAGCCTGCGCTGTCGCCGGTGTGTGACGGATCATAGCCAATCCAGACCGGGCGCCAGTTAAACGGACGGTCGGCATAAGGTGCAAAGTCCTCCCATTCTTCCATCGCATCGACCATGCAGCGCTGCAGCTCCTCGAACGGGAATACTGATGCCTTGTCGTCGACAAACTCGCACATGAAGAGGTTACGGAAGTCATCCGCGCTGTTTTCCTGCCTGAGCTGGTCGAGGTTAAACAGGGTGCAGCCACCGGCGAGCGCGTCCTCAATGGTGACAATCTGCCGCCACTGGCCGTCACCGCACAGCACGCCACTGGCAAGCGCCTGATGGCTGATATCGATGTCGACACGTTCGTCGCGATTACTGCGCCCCCGGTTATACAGCTCGCCTGACCAGAACGGATAAGCACCATGCGCCAGCGTGGATGGGGTCGAGAAATAGGTCGTGCGCAGGTGTGACTGTGAGGCCATGCCCGAGGCCACTTTGCGCAGGCGCTGGAAATTGGGGATCCAGAAAATTTCATCGACATACAGGTCGCCGTTGTGGCTCTGCGCGGTGTTGGAGTTCGTCCCGAGAAAAATCAGCTCTGCGCCGTTGTTGCCGATGACAATCGGGTCGCCTGACAGGTCGACGTCGACCAGACGCGCAAAGGCGATGATGTACTTACGGAACACGTAAGCCTGCGTTTTACTGGCTGATAAAAATATCTGGTTCTGGCCGGTTTTAAGCGCGCGCAAAAGCGCCTCGCGCGCAAAGTAGAACGTTGCCCCAATCTGGCGCGATTTCAGGATGTGGCGGATGCGGTGCTCTAACCCCGCTTTATGCCAGTGGAGCTGATACGCAAAGGACTGGTTGAGGAAAATCTCTTCCAGCTTCTCAATTGCCTCCTCGCTGAAATAATTACGTTTCGGCTTTTTGCGATCCCCTTTGTTGCGACTCGCAATGTTGGGGTTTAAATCCACCTCGTTTCCGGTCTGGCCGTAACGGTTCACGCGCGCGAGGCGCTCGAGCTGACGCGAGAGAAAATCAGCGACTTTGAAGTCATGCGCGGTGAGGTCTTGCTTTGCGTAAAGCTGGATGAGCCGCGCCTCAAGCGTCGATTCCACACGGTTAATCGGCGCGGTTTCCTCCCATCCATCACGCTGTTTCCAGCTCTGCACGGTCGGGCGCTTGAGCTGCAGCATGTCGCAGATTTGCGGCACGGCGAACCCCTGCCAGTACAGCAGCCGCGCCTGTCGTCGCGGGTCATTGAGCAGTGAAAGGTCAGTTGAAATGGTCATGGTTGCCTCGTTTTGATGTCACGAGCCAAGGCTAAGGAAATGGCCGGGCGTTATCGCTAAGCCCCTGTTGTGTCAGGGGTTGCACTTCTGTAACCAGTGGCTGATGCGGGACGGAGTCGGGAAACTAACCCCGACCCGAAAACCCAACATCAGGACACCTGAACAATGGCAAAGAAAATTTCTAAATGGTTTCGCATCGGCGTCGAGGGTGACACCTGCGATGGCCGCGTCATCAGTGGCGATGATATTCAGGATATGGCCGACACGTTCGATCCCCGCGTCTACGGTTGCCGCATTAACCTCGAACATCTGCGCGGTATTCTGCCCGACAGTGTGCTCAAACGTTACGGCGACGTGACCGCAGTTAAAGCAGAAATTATCAGTGATGACTCTGCGCTTAACGGCAAAAAGGCGCTGTATGGCAAAATCCAGCCGCTCGACGAGCTGGTCAGCATGGTGAAGGCTGGTCAGAAGGTTTACACCTCAATGGAGATCCGCCCGAACTTTGCCAACAGCGGCAAGTGTTACCTCGTTGGCCTGGCTGTCACCGACGACCCGGCAAGCCTCGGCACCGAATACCTCGAATTCTGCAGCCGCGCTGCGCAGAACCCACTCGCCGGGAAAAAAGCCCA